GAAGCAACAATAGGTTCTTGTCCTAAACTTGGAATAGAAGGAGATGCTACATAAACATGTGGATGAGGTGGTAATGCATTAGGATTATCACTTTCATGATCATATGTATTCTGAATGTCAGTTGTATACTTAGTTACATTATCATGAACTGTACTATTACCTCTATTAATTCTTCTTCTTAAGTAATTCATCTGAATTACATCGATTCCACCAATTTCTAGTATAAAACTACTATTACCAGTAACACTAGTAACCCTACCAGTACCAACAACATTAGAATCGTTATTTAAAGCTTCAATAAAATCTTCTTCTAAAAAATTATGATCAGAAGTAGTTTCTACATTAAAAGTATTAGTATCAATTTTTGTAATATTTCTAGGAGCATGTCTTACTGTTGTATTATGCATCCAAGAGTTAAAATGCTGATCAGAACCCTTATTTACTCCTAAAGTACCAACTCTTATTTTATCTCCTTTATTAATATACCAAGTATCTGGAATATCAAATCCATCAAGAACTCCAGTTATCTGAACTTCAATTTTCTTGGTGGAATTACCATAAGAATATCCATAAGCAACGTTATTATAGACAATATCATCAGTAACATTATATTCACTTGTAAATGTAGGGAATCCAACGAACTGATTAATAGTTTTTCCAGTATAAGTAACAACACCTACATTTCCCCCACTTGTTATTCTAAGAGAACCACTAGTAGGGAAACCCACTGTAGTGTCCACTGTAAGGACTGTGGCCCCTACAGAAACTGCATCAGTTAGTCTTGTACGGCCAGGAATAATAAAATTACCATCTAATGATTCTTTAGAAACACTTACTTGATAATAGTGTTCTCCACCATATACAAAGTCTTTTACATCAGAAATAGCACCACTAGCACCAATTATGTTATTGTCATCATCATCATTATCTTGGAATAAAGTAGCACCTTTTAACGCTCTTGTATCACCTTCAATTTTTTTAACTACAAAATCCTGTGTAAACCCATAATCAGCATCTGATGGTCTAATTAAGAACTCTGATGGTTTTATAATATTAACTTCTTCTCCATACAATACTCTAAAGAGAATTTTATAAGATTCTTCTGTTCCTTTTGTCTTATAAAAGTCCTTTATTTGTCTAATAAACTTAACTTCGTCTAAATCACTATCAAATCCTCTTTTTTCAAACCCAGAAGCGAAAGTTGTCTTTAATTTTTGAAAAAATTCACGAACAAACAGGTTAGAAAGGTTATGAACCTTAGTTCCACCAGTATGAGCAGCACCTACTGATGTTTTGAAGGTTAAAAGATCAGTTTTTGTAGGTTGTTGAAGAGAATCTACACCACTGAACCCTCTAACACACCCTTCAAAGTAAGTAGCACCAATCCCAGTATAAGTTATTATCTCATCATCTATTTTTAAGAGTCCATATGACGCTGGATACCCTTTTGTCGTATCTACATAGATTTTTTCATCATCATATGTAGCATTTGTACTCAATCCCGTATATTCTGTCAGTGCAGCACCAACAAAAGTCTGTAATTTAGTGTATCTGTCAATATTTTCTGCAATATCTACAGGACCGCCTTGATATTCTTGCGATTTGTAATATTGCTTCATAAAATCCACAAAAAGTGGATTTTCTGCCTGCACAAATTCAGGTAATTGGTTTTCAATTACCTGACTTATCTTAACTCTTTGAATTGAGGTATCAATCATTTATGTCGAGTACGTCGTTGTCGATGATGTAGTGGGAAAACTACTAGATCGTGTCTTAGTAGATGAAGCACTTGATGCAACAGTTTTAGTAGAAACTTCTGATTCAGAGTCTCTTGTATAGGTTGGAATGTTATAACTTGATCCTCTAGCAAATCTAGATCCAGAAGTATTCTCTCCAGAAGCAATAATATCTTGTACAACAGTCAAATGGGTGTTAGTCATATCGTATTTTATGTACAAATCACGTAATCCTATGACATCATTTGACTGAGGCACCGCTTGAATCTCTATAACATCGTTTTCTATCGCTGTTGAGGTTATATTTACAGTATCTATAAGGATTTCACCGATGTCATATTTAACAGTACCTGCATTTTTCTTAATAATGTTAGGTTTTCCACCTTCTGTATATGTAAAGAAGAAAATTCTTCCTTTTTTATCATCAATTACCTCATCTGCAAGATAAACTGTACCAGAAACACCATCTAAAGTGAATCCAGTGGACGTAACATTGTAAGAAGACTCCCCAACATGGAATTCATTACCATAACATAGTTCATATTGTGCCCATTGAGCAATTTCTGCTCTTAAATTTCTTCTTATAATCACTTTTGTGATGTTAGAAGTGATTGCATTATCAACTTGATCAATTAAAGTGACAGTTCTACTATATTTGAACCTTCCACCGAACTTATTAACATCAATTGACTTAGAATATTCAGTTAAAGCACCAGAAATAGAACTTTTTAACAGTTCTGGTTGCTGATTATGGTTTGGATTGTAATATATTTGACTTTCTGTTTCAACAAATAGATATTTTAGGTCAATAAACTCAGGAACTATACCAGCAACAGCATAATTTTTCAATTTTGAGATTAAATCACGCTTTGTAACGTCTGAAAGGAAATCACCATTCCTTGGTTTTACTGAAAGATAAACTTTTCCATATCTTGGAGGGTTTAATTCCTCTCCACCATAGGATGACACAGACTCAACGTTAGGATATATGTAAGAAAGTACCGCTTCATAATCAGAAGAAGTTACGGCACGGTATTGTGAGGAGTAAATTCGAGGAGAATAGTACTTAATTGACGCAATTGACTCAATATCATCACCATCTCTCGATCTTTCTATTGTTTCAACCAAAGAAACGTTAGTTCCACCTACTACAGCACCATCTTGATTGATTAAACGACCAATAAAACTGAATTCTGCAGCTCCATTAGCTGATTTTCCACCTGTTTGTAGGTAACTAGCAGTAACATAATTGTTATTTGCTAATTTTTTACCAATTATACCATCTCCAAACATAATTTCATACCTTTCATCCTCAATTTCTTGTAATAAGTACGTATTTGAGGTTGATGTGATACCAATTATGTTATCAATTGGAGTATAATTTACAGTAGTTGATGAACTTTCACTAGATTTGACTTTTACCCTTAAGCTATCGGTATCTATGAATGAATTTGGTAAAATAAAACGCTGATTTGCCTTTGATGCATCAACTGTGAAGTTTTGTGTTAGTAAAAGACCCTCAAAAACTTCAATTTCATTAAAAAATGCAATATTATTTGTAACAGCAACGGTAATATCTTCAGGAATTGAAAAAATATAGTTTGTATTCTCTGCAATACCATTAACAACCAATCCAGCCTTAAGTGTTAAGGTAACAGCACTATCTAAACCTTGAACATTGAATGATATCTTAGCTTTTGACGCTCTTCTAGACCTTGGAACGTATCCAATGTTACGTGCTAATGCAACAACATTCTCTCTTAGCGTGGCAGAGTCGAGAAAATTCTCATTTACTGCCATATTTGTATTATATGCAGTAATATAGGTATTATAAGCAAGGGCATCTAAAACAATAGACAAATTAGACCCTTCAAAGTCATAATCTGTAAAATTATCGTTAGATTTCAAATAATCCTTTATTGAAGTCTTTATTTGATCAAAATCTAGGTTTGTATACTGTCCAAAGGCCATTATATTCTAGCTGGGAGAAGGAGAACGTCTATTTCCTGCGTATCTGAGTCCATACCAACAATATTGTATGAAATTAGAGCAGACATTTCATTATTTTCACCATCAATATTAACTTTTACCTCATCAATTAGAATTCTTGGTTCATAATTGTTGAGGGCAGAAATTATTTGATTTTCTATAGAGATATAGTGTAAAGATGTATCTAATTCAAATAAACTGGCATTAATTTGAGATCCAAAATCATTCAAAAATGGTTTTTCACCAATTATCGTATTGACAATATTAATTACAGACCTTTTAATAGCATCCTCATTCTTAAGAACCATTAGGTCATTAGTTATAGGATGCATTTTAAAAGATAAGTTAATATCTCTAAATGTTTTAGATCTCTTAAGTGCCACTATATTAAATTAATCTTAATATCTTATATATTTAGTAGTATTAAATAACAATTTTGCCAGCACCATCGTCATATTCTATATCTTCATACTCTGGTTCAATAATTTCATTCAAATCCTTAGACTTCTTGGTCTTTTTCAACATGTCGTCGTTATATACCTCTTGTAGAAGGTTAGAATTAGGTTCCATGCTACTAAAATATAATATTCATACTATTTATATGCCTCCAGTCTGATTTGAACAGACAACCTACGCTTTACAAAAGCGTTGCTCTACCGTTGAGCTATAGAGGCAACAGGATAGAAGGGACTTGAACCCTCAACTTCCTGCGTGACAGGCAGGTGCTCTAACCAATTGAACTACTACCCCTTATGGAGGTAAACGGACTCGAACCGATGACATCCTACTTGCAAAGCAGGCGCTCTACCAACTGAGCTATACCCCCGAAGCGGATAAAGAGATTCGAACTCTTGACCTTCTCCTTGGCAAGGAGACGCACTACCGCTGTGCTATATCCGCAGGCTGGGGTAGCAGGGCTCGAACCTGCGACAAATTGATTAACAGTCAACCGCTCTACCAGCTGAGCTATACCCCACCGTCAAAACCAGAATCTCTGTCTGGAATGAAATCAGGACAAACTAATGCACCTGCAAGTTCTCTAGCTTGTAAATTGTGTTCACACAACTTATTCATCCAGATCCTTTCATTTAATTCTACTGTACCATCTGTTGATAGGATTCGGCAACAGATATCCACTATTTTATTCCTATAATTTGTACTTAATGGCATAATAGGGTTATTGCTTTTGGTAATATGTAGTATTCCTTTCTTTGAATAGCCTTGGTTTATGATTTTAAATCATCGTCTGGCATGATAGGAACTTCTTCTTGTAATATTATTTCTCCACCATCTAACTCTTCATTCACATAATGTACAGTAACACCAGTCATGGGATCACCACTCTCTAATGCTCTTTCTATTGCATGAAGTCCTTTATACTTGGGAAGTAATGAAGGATGTAGATTGATTATCCTATTTGGGAATGCATTAATAAGTTCAGGAGATACTACTCTCATCCACCCTGCTAAAACAACAAGGTCTACATTCCATACCTTTAAAAGTTTTATTATATGATCTTCATCATTGTGGTCAATATAACAATGAGGAATACCCCACTTCTCTGCCCTCTTGGCAGCACCACACTTCTTTTTGTTGTGTATCATTACCACAACTTCATGCTTATTGCATATAGGATTTCGAACGATGTTCTCGAAGTTAGTTCCGTTACCAGAACACATGACTCCTAGTTTCACCTACCTTGCCCACGATAAGTTTTCTTAGCCTTGTTAGAAGAAGTAGCAGCATATTTGGTATGCTTACCATTTCCTTGTCTTGTTTTCTTAGGAGTTGATTCTAGTTCAACTGTTCCCCAAGTACCAGTCTTTGATTTTGCCATTAACTTAGTTCCTCCTCACAATGTTTTTCTACAATTTCTTCAACGATTTCCCTGAATGCATTACGCAATTCATATTCAGCATCACTCTTATCTTTCTTTAACCTAGTAACTGTAATAGGTGGAAGTGTAAGAGTTGCAGTTATTTCCCACAAACCAAGTTCTTTATTCTTGGTAGTGCTAATATCAAGCATTTGTTTTGTCATTACTTTTTAGTCGTTTCAGATGGAATTAAATAAGTGATTACTAATCCTAATAGAATAGAAAGAATAATCTTAGATGAAAGAAGTTGTAGTAATAGTATAATAAGTGACGCTGCACCAAATACTATCCACTTCTCTTTTATAATCTCTACCACCTTCTCTATAGTCAGTGGTGTCTGTTTAGTAGCCATAATTAAAATTGTTTAGGGTGAGTAATAACATCCCCATGTATTTCACCAATGTCATCAATATGAGCATGGTCTATTTGTTCGATATGCAAATGTTCTAGAGAGTTAGCAATCCTTTCTAGTGCATTTGCAATACGATTAAATTCTTCACTCATAACTTGGTGGTTGTACTATAACGTCTGCACATAAGAAACTCATTGGTGAATTTGGATCAAATTCAATTCCAACCCTTTTTAATTCGCCACAATTTCTTAAACGAGCAATATCATAATCTAATTGTCTGTTCAATAACATTTGTTCCTTCATTGCCTTGTCTGGTCCTTGACCAACACCTACTAAAGAAAGACCTGTTACAACTGCGGTTGCAATAGCGACAACATTAAGTGTTGTTTGATTTAAATAACTTTTCATTCTTTTGGTT